CGTCTTGATAGAATCAAGAACGTTCCTTTATCATATCATTTTAAAAGGCTACACCTAATCAATAACCGATTTGCCAGAAACTCAGGTTTTATCTTAAAGGCAGAAGATGCCCTTTTGAAGATCTGAGTTAACAGGTAAACACGGTATCAATTCCGTTTTTCCGTGCTACTGAAAAAAGGTTTAACTCTACTATCACCTAGGTCTTTATTAAATATTATTAATTTAATAATATTAAAATATCAACCAATGGAAACTGAAAAGGAAATTTTCCGTTTCTTTTCAGTGATGAAAGATTTAACCTGATTTCAATGCCTAACTAACCATTCAAAAGGTATTGTCCCATTCTGAATAAATGTAGAGAAGACGGCTAAAATAACAAAATTATTTTTTAAAGGCCGATCATCTCACCTATTTGCTTTAAAGATAGTTTTAAGAGAAGATAGGACAAAATGTTTGTCAATTCTTCTTCTAAATCAATCGAAAATAGCAATTCTCCCTGAAAATGAATCTTGATTCAAGAACATTTTAAGGGATATAGGGGATACATCTCTTCCGTTAAGGGCAGTACGCTTTGCAAACTCAACAACTGGAACCTTCTTGTGTGATACAACACTCTTGGCCATATTCAGTTCAACACCGAATAAAGCCATAACCTCCACGTACTTTTTAGCAAGGGGAGGAGAAAATATAACAATATCATCTCCAAGAACCTCGTAATCAGTATTTCAACTAGTATTGCCTATAAGTTTAGAGCAATACTGTAGAATCCCGTGGTGGCAAAGAGCGAGCATTGCTCAAGAAGATAAAGCTCCCATTGGCTGACCCACACTATAACGAACTGATTTTACTTCAATCCCATAAGAATTAACAGGAATGTAGTAATCTCGTTCGACTAAAATAATTTGTCACAAGCTAGCGAGCATCCGACCTATTAATCCTTCAAGTATAGCACCTTGAAGTACAATAGGAAGTCTGTCAGTAGCTGATGACAAATCATATCCATAACAATGACCACTAATTTTTGATTTTGAAATTGCCCGTTTAAAGGCAGCATCTTGATCAAA